TAGAAAGAGTCCACCCTTGTTTTCCCATTGGAAGGCGACGAAGGAATATCTTCGTAAGGGCGTCCCTATAGCGACACATGGCTAATCCAACTGCCGCCTCTGACCCACCCACATTCATGTCCAAGACTGTAAGTCTCAGCTCTGCGGACAGGTTAATCATCCTCGAGTTAGCTTCCTGCTCTGCCGTGTCCGATAAATAGACTATCGACATGTGAGGAAACTGCCTCGCCTGAAGGTCTTTAGGGTAGTACTTCTCAAAAGCCAGAACGTCGGGAAGATCTGCCGTTCCAACCGAGAGCTCGCTCCTCATGGTGGCGAGTTGAGCGTTGTAGCCATACGTTCCGTCAGTCAGGAACTCGTGGAGAGCCTCTACAGCCGCCTCTGCTCCGTAGTAGGCCATTAACGCCACTCCCTGGTCAGAATGGACTCAATGGTCGCGTCTGGGCCCTTGTGTGCCCCAGAAGGCCCACCGATGGCCGCTTCGATGTCTTTTGAAAGGGCTTTTCGACGAGCCTTGACGATATGGGCCTGGAGGATCTGAGACGCTGCGTAACCGAAAGACGATCTGTCTTGCACGTTGCCGTTAAAGCGAATAGGGGGCCTCTGCGGAAGGGTCGCCGTCGTGCCTTGCGGCATCTTGAGGGTAGCCCCTGATGCGTGCGCCTGAGCTGCTACCCCTAGGTGATAGGCCCTGCCCGATCTCTTCGGATCCTCAACGACGGCATTTGGCTTAATTCCAAGGGTGAGGCTGGTCTTGGTCATGCGATTAAAAACGGCGGAACTCGGAACCCCCTCAACCAAAGCGCGAAAAAGCACCTTCTCACGCTGCAGAATTGGGAGCCCCGAGTCGTAGTTCTTAGCCTTCCAAGCTCCATACCGCGTACTCAGCTTGGGAAACAGGGATCCGTCGCCGCTAGACGATCCTTCGGTACTTAGGTGTCGAGCCTCGTGCTTCCTGAAAAGGGTCCGCAGGTGCTTCCATGCTGGGCGCCAATCTCCAACCAGGCCAGACCAGTCCTCAAAAGCCACCCTCATACGGGCGAGCTTTGGGTCGAATGTCATCTCAAACGACTGGTCAACCTTCCCACCGGCCATTACAGCTCATCCCCATCCTGAAACGCTGGTGGCTGGGCGTATTCTCGGTCTCCGGTGCCTACCGTGTAGTCGAAGTCTGGATCGCTGTCCTCGGTCCAGTTGGACTTGGCGAAGATAGATGTTCCCGAGAGCGCGGCTGTTGCCCCGTTCGACATGAGGTAGTCGCGCTTGTGCCAAAGCTTGGACAGCATGTCTCTTCCGAGGCGTATGAGTTCGTCGGAGGTCGCCTTGCCGTCTTTGCCGATAGAGCCCTTTGCTAGCAGCACCAATCCGCTTGTGAGCATCATCTCGGCGCTCTGAGCAACCTCTTCGGCTCGGCTTGAGGACGTGAACGAGTCCGACATGCCTGCCTCGAGGAAGGCCATCCGCACCTCGTTATACGCACGGGTCCATATAACCGTAGCCTGCGTAGAGGTGGGCGTTGTGGTGCCGCTCAGGATCCCCAGTTGGGGGGCCATAGAGGTCGCTGTGGCGAGGTCAGAGTTGTACGCCACGGCAATTCTCCTTATTCAGCAGCGGGCTCTGCCTTCTTCTTCTTCTTAGGGGCAGGCTTTGGGGGGAGCTCGACCATGTTCTTGCGAAGCATCCGAGACAGGTTGTCGTCGTCCACCTCGATATGGTCACCAGGCACGAACTCTTTGTCGCCCATAGAGAGCGCGCACTTCAAAACAACCTTAGTCATCAGAATCCTCCAGCTCGCTCAGGCGCTCTTCGATAAGATCCTTGCCGCCCTTACGGGAATCGGCCTCGTGCATTTCCAGCAAGAGGTCTGCATTGCTCACCGAGGCAAGCATCGCAGGCATTAGCCGAAGCGGCACGTTGGAAACAGTCGATGCCTCTTTGGGATCGTATCCCGAGTGCGCGAATGTTCTTCCCGCAGGCACCGGCTCAGGTCGAGCTGGCTCACTCGAGGGCACCTCGGTGATTACGCCAGCAGCCAACAGGCTTTCGATGTCTGGCAAGCCAGCAGGAAGCAATGAACCACCTGGGTACTTCACACCATTGCAGATGACGGTGGACTTCTTGTTTACTTCGTACATTAGACAGAAACCGCCTCTCTGCTTGTTTGGGTGAAGGTCCAGTTGGGGGCCTTATCAGCCCCGCCACTCACTTTGACCGTGGTGGCGGGAGCCAATGAGGTTAGTTCTCTTATATAGGTCACGAGGGGTGCTCCTCCCTGCTAGTTGTTAAGCGTGGCTCAAGACGCCCATGGTTTCCCAAGATGTGCCGTTACACATAAAGATGCCCCACTTGCCTTGGGCGAGGGTTTCCTTGGTTCCAGGCGCTCCCGTGTCATCCATGATCACCAGATTCTCAGCGCCGCCTGCAGTGTTCTTAATAATGAAGAACAGTCCCTGGCTTGCCTCCTCCGCTGGGAGGGTAATATTGCGGTGAGATCCGTCAGGATCTAGCAACTGGAACTGCGCGTCCTGGGGAGTCAGCGTCTTGGCTCCTGCGAGCGTCTCGACGTTATGCCCAAGGCGAACCCTCAACCCGTTTTCAGGGTTAAAGGGGATGCCTTGCGGTAGCAGTGTTTCTGCCATGACGACCTCCTAGCTGACTACGGTCGTGTAGAGGTATCCGAGGGCGGCGGTCGGGGCAGCGAACTGCTCGTTCCACAACATGTCTACCTGCTCCACGTAGGGAGTGGGCTCCCAGCGACGAACGGCACCGTCCGACGAACCCTGGAAACGCCAACGCTGGAGGGCGCTCTGCGGAGTCATGGGTGCGGGACTGGTACGCAGTCGAGCAAAGAGGACAGACTTGCCCCAGATATAGGCGTTGCCAGAAGCGACACCTTCTACATTGGCGTTCGCGACAGCCTTGCCAACGTAGATGGTCTCTACGTCCAGGGCTCGGGCGATGTCGCTGTTGTCCACGAGACCGACATTGTTCGAAGTTCGAGAAACGAACTCGATAATGGCCGGGTGCTGGCGGAGCGCCATATAGACCTCGTAGCCCATAATCGCGACATTCGGATCTTCGCCCGACGCCTGGATGATGGTGTCCTTGGCGTCCTGCGCGTTAGAGACCGGGTCGCTCGCTGCGTTGTCCCAGCGATTAGATCCGGCCAATGCCGCGTTAGTGAAGGTGGCTGTACTAAAAGCCTGGGTCGCAGCAATCCGCTCTCTAATGATTGCGGTCTGACGAGCCAGCAGAGCTGTCTTCGCCATGCGAAGATTGAGACCGTTTCCGGCAGCGTACTCAGCAGAGTTCTTGCTGACTTGGCAGCCGAGGCCGCTAAGTTCTACATCCCAACCGTCAACCTTGCTGATCGTGCTGCTCAGCAGCAGAGGGGACTGCTGACCGTCAGCGATGACCATGTCGTGGCCGGGAGACGCCGAAGCGAAACCACCGTCTACATTGTAGAACTTGCCGGTTTTGGTGGGGACATCTACCGCTGGGAAGATGTCGTCTGCGATAAACGAACCAAGTGACGGGCCGAGTAGTCGGCTGTACTTGGTGAGCATCACATCTTGGACGAATCCGTGAACATTTGCCATTTTCTAAGTCTCCAGTGTGATCGCTATCAGGTGGTTTCGAGGTAAGAGGGAGCCCACAAGAATGAGCCAATTTCGCCGTCAACGTACTCGCCGAGGGCGATGCCAAAGGCGTAGTTGCCGTCAGTGGCTGTAAGGGCCTCGCCCGAAGCGTCCGACATGGCAAGGGAACCAGCCACGCAGGCCGCTCCGCAGCTCACCTTAATGATGCCGCCGATCTGGACCGGGACGTAGACCGTGCCGGAGGTGGCAGTCGGAACGTCATTGGTAAGCGCGCCCATAGCGAGTTCGCCTGCGCCAGCAACTTCGATGTCGTTGTCCACGCCGCCCACGGGCCGCACTAGGAACCATGCGGAGGCGGAGAGATCTTCATCGCTCTTAAAGGTAGAGATGGTGGGGTTGAAGGGAGTGCTCATTGGTATCTCCTACGAGTTACGAGTTAACGCTTTCGGCCTCGTAGGCCGCGAGCTTGGTGGGGTTGGAAAGGACCATTGAGATGGCTCGCCCGTAAGCGGTCGCCTCGTCTAGTCCGAGATCGTTTACGAAGCCCTCGGCAAGAGCCTTTGCTTCGGCCTCAATGCCTGCAGCGTCAGTAGCCACTCGCTCAGAATCGACTCCAGGCTTGCCTACTTCGGCAACCGGAATGCGATTCTTGGGGTAGGCGTAGCTAGCCTCTTCCTCGCCAAGCTTGACCAGGATGCGGTGATAGCGGTCTCGCTCGCTCTGAGCGATGCGGCCATCTTCGCAAGCACGGTCCAGAAGACGCTCGGTCTCCTTCTCGCGAAGCTCGTCGAGCTCTGTCTTGATGGTGTCGCGGTCCTCGGTCACGGAAGAGAGGGCCTCAGTGAGAGCCTCCGCCTTGCCTGCGAGTTCCGAAAGGGCCTGAACCTTTGCGACGAGGTGCGCGTCAGTCGCACCTTCCGCCAGGGACAGGGTGTCAGAGAGAAGCTTGGTCAAGCTCATACTACTGTTCCTTGTTTCAGATGCCGCCACCTTGCTGAGACCAGCAACGAACGGTTCGTTAGTCAGGGTGCCACCCACCAAGGCCCATTCGCCCAGAGGTTCACCAGTCTTCTTGCTTCGCGCTGCCGAGACCGGGATGGCCTCGATGCTGAATCCGTCAAACTCGCCAGCATGAATACGCCTGCGAGCTTCGTCTGTCCACTGGATAAGACCCATTAAACTCACACCCTCGCCGTTATCCTCGACGCGAACGTCAAGAATGCGGCCTGCTGCCTTGGTGGACTCTGGGTCTACCGCACCACTTACTGTGGCGTGGTTGTATCCAACTGGGGCTCCCGTGGGGAACCACTTTTCGGACTGAATCTTTTTGTAGCCATTTGCCATCGACTCGATGTCTTGACCTGAGAGGTCAACCCTGCGGTCTGATCCTCTTCCAAAGTGGGCGCCTGACCTAGCCAGCTCAACCCACTTCGCTCCACCGTCAGATAGGCGCACCGCCCAGGACCAGTCGGAGTATGACTGCTCTGGGCCTTCGAGTGGATCCACCTCTTCAGCGGATTCCTGTTTCTCGGTGTCCAGCATGGCGCGGGCCTTACCCTGCAAAGCCTGCATCTTGTCTGGCGTGAGTCCAGGCGCCTTGCTTTGCGGAATGCGGGCAATCGCGTTGCGGAGGTGCGGGAGGTCTAGATCCCCTTCAGCGTTCTTCACTGGGAAGTAACGCAATGACCGAGGCGCAGTCCTATCGTCTTCGTCTTTCTCTCCGCCTGGGGCGATGTAGAGAAACGAAGAGTCAGGCAAGTCGTTGACGAACGCGGTCGTCCACTCTGCAAATGCTTCGGGCATGCCGTAGTGTTCACGAAAGAAGGGGTAGAGCACAACCAGCGATAGACCAAGAAAACCTAATAGTCCCCGTCTGGGAGGTCTCCAGACCGCTCACTAAGCCACCTTGATCGGTACGGCTCAGAGGGTGGTGGTATCTCGTTGGCGAGCCTCAAATACCGAACTCCCTGCGGGGTTATCAACTCACCGCGCTCTTTGGCAATGGCCGAGACAACGTAATCAGGGTATTCGCCAATCCCCTCGGGGAGGTCTGTCCTTTTCGGGCGACCGCCCGCCATCACAGAATCCCAAGGATGAGGCAGTTACACATGTTGAGGCCCTCGCACCAGCTCGCTGGAGTGCTGTATTCAGCGAGTTGATCTGCTCCGAACTCATCGCCATCGTGGTCTAGGCACTCTTGACAGCTCTGCGACTCAGCCAGGTTGCTATATACATACCTACGGGCGTCGGCTCCCCGAAGGGCTTGGATGCGGCCAAGGCCATACGTGGTGTTTGTTGCCGCCTGCGCCTCTCGGAAGTCAACGCCAGCAGACAGGCCCAATAGAGCTTCTATCACCGAGGCAACGACCGTGGCAGGGGGAGGGGGAGCGCCACCTATGCCTGAAGCCTGTACCGATGATATTCCTGCTCCTTGGACTCTGTCTGCGGCGAGACGGGTAGTCGCTGCTGCGGTAGAGCGAATCGTATCCTCTGGATCGATTTCGTCTGCCGGAGATCTGGCGACTCCTTCTGCCGGGGCGGGGGCGGAAACTGGATCTGCAAGTTCAACCTGCTCGAAGAGCTCTATTTGACCGTCAACCATCCTAGGTTTGGCCTCGCCGTCTTCGACTTCTTTCCTAAAAGACGGGTCTTCCTGTTGCCTGGTCATCTCTTTTTCGGCGGAGTCTTTGGCTTTCTCGTAAGCATCCCGCAAGAGGTCAATCAGGTCACCCTTGAGTTCTTCCTGCAAGGGGACCTCTACTTGAAGCATCTCTTCTACTGTTTCTTTCTCTGCGAGCATCCCGGCGTAAAGGGGAGAGACCTTCTCCCTCCACTCAGTGATGGTGTCGGCCATCTTCTCGTTCGCCTCGTCTTTAACCCCAGACACTTCGGAAAAGCGAACAAACCGCTCTTCGGGGCGCACTTCCCTGCCACCAGGGCCCTCGATAAAGATGTCGTTCTCAACTCGACTCTCTATGGTCGCTGATGAAAGCGCCACAGGGCAACAGGCGTCTGCAGCCGCAACAGCCTCATCTTCCCGCTTGGCCTGCTCTTCACCTCGAGACGAAGCTTTGGGGGGCGGTGAGTCGTCAGGCGGCGAGTCGTCTTCTGGAAGATCCGACGACCCTGGAAGAGCCGGGTCCGAGTCGATGGGCTTAGCGGCACTATCAACTCGCTGGGGAAGGGATAGCACGTCTCTGATCT